TGAATGAATGAACCGCCCTTTGGTTTCTATTATGATACCGTTACTCAGCACGAAGTCAGGGGTATATGTTTTAAATCTTAGGTCTTGCCATTTGATACGCATCTTCTCGTATTCAAACTTGATCTTTAGTTTCTTGAGGTAGGCTGCTGTCCTCTTCTCTAAGCCTGATCTGAAACGCATTTAGGTGGCTCCCATATTTGGTTCTCGTAACGTCGAAGCCAGAGTAGTCTAGCATTCTCTATGACCCTTGCTTCCTCACCACTGTAGGAACGTAAGCATTCCTCATACATATCAGCCTCAGTTGTGCAGTCAGCCAGAATCTTCTCAGCTTTCTTAGGGCCAATACCGTACAAGCCAATGATATTGTCAGCCTTGTCACCTGTAAGTATCTGTGTGTAGAAGAAACGTAAGCCTTCAAACTCACCCATCTCTGTCATGGTACGTCTGTTAGGGTTGTAGTGTGAGCATGGTATCTGCAACATGTCCTTGTCTATAGATATTACAATAGATTCTTTGCCGTAGTTGGTAGCCCATATACCACACAGGTCATCAGCCTCTTCATCCACTGATACACTAGCATTCCAGTTGTCTATCATGTGCTTGCGTATAGCTTGTAGGTGTTGTGGTTTCTCTGCGTTCTTTCTGTTACCCTTGTACTCATGGGTAATCGAGTAGTCATACCTGAAGTTACCCTTGCCTGTCAGGAATACATGGTACTGCTCAGGGTCTAGCTCCCACATCACTTCGTTAAGTGACTGCTCAAGTATCTCGTCTAGTTTATCTAGTGCATCCTCAACAGGATCGTTCTCACATGAGAATGCTGCACGATATGCAAACGGATCACCATCTACCAGAACTTGCTTAGGTTTCATCTTCATTGGTACAATCCTTTAATTAAAAGGAGCACCCCAATTAAGGGATGCCCAAGTCGGGGGAGGGAAATCTTACCAACGATCTTCTGTGGCTAATTCTTCGTAAGGTACATGCTCAAGGATACCAATCTTTTCTAGGCGTACAGATGCTGTTGATCCTTCACCATAGATAGACAGCTTAACTTTAGCTGTTGTACCATTACCTAATGCACCATCAACAATGGAATCCCACTGTGTACTTGTAGTACCCTTGGTTACAGCAGGTGCACCACCAAAGTCATCAATGCCTGATGGGTGTACGTTAGGGCGTTTAAGTTTCATACCCATCTTACCATCTGCTGCATCAATAGGTTTAATCATTTGATTACCCATTGCTGTCTCAGGGAAACCCATAGCAATCATACGATTAACTTCGTCACTATCTATAGGTACAAACATGGTGTTGTACTGACCTTGGGTAGCTTCGTGGTACTCTGAGTTGTCCATGTTGTCTTGGAACAAACGAGCATAGTAAAGTGATCCTTCGAATACACCGTACTTTGTTTTCTTTTTCTCAGCCATAATATTTTCCTTTACTTATCTTCTGACTAGTATATTTTCTTAACTTAACTAATGTAGTTTGTCAAGTAAATTAGTGAGTGTCTCTCCAGTTTCGTCCGATGTCTGTCGAACCTGCTAACGGACAGACCATATTGAATTTCTCTCCGATGTCAACGAAAGATTGACGTTGTAATGCACCCAACTCTTCAGCTGTTGCATAATTACCACACACCTCAGTCTGCCATTCGTCGTGCGGCCATGTGACAAGCTTAAAGTCTATGCCTTTAGCCTTAGCTTGGCGTACCCATTGCAGAGCTGAGTGTTTCATAATGACAGACTCACCATTCTGCAGCATACCTGCGAGTGTCTTATGTTCAGATGGTACTAGAACCTTACGTCCATCCATACCCTTGAACCAACCACGTTTAGCTATGTGTGGTATCACTTTCTTCTTGAGGTTTGCAAGCCCTTGTATTGATTGCATAAAGTTCTCGACACACTGACTTGCCTCACGTTGATTGACCCTTAGTATCTGTGCTATCTTACCTGTACCTGCTCCTAGTAGGAATGCATAGATGAAAGTCTTGGCATCATCTCTTGTTATGTGTGACATGCCCAGTGCTTTCTTGTTCAGGTTGTGTATGTCAGTCTCGTTCTCTTTCTTACCTGACACAATAGCATCGACGTACTCTTCTGACTTCATTAGATGGGCAAGTACTCGCAGCTGTATGCCTTCAGCATCTGTACCTACTAGATAGTTACCCTTCTCGACACCCCACAAGGCTCTGAACTGTCCGTCATACCTATGCTTCACCTCTTCGACTGCTGACTTAGGTGTACCATGAAACTCTGATGGTATGTTAGCTTGGTTAGGTGCCATGTGTGCCATACGTCCTGTCCATGCACCAAGATGTATGAACCTACCATGTATACGGTGGTCATCGCCACAGTGACCCAACCATTCTACCAGTGATGATCGTCTACCCTCAAGTGTCAACCATTCAGCCAATCGTTTACCACCAGGAGGTGCATCATCAGGTAGTGTCTCAAGGTTAGCTTCAGATAACGTCCACCCATACCGAGCAAACTTATCTCCACGATCTTTGTTTTTGTTCTCTATCATACTGTATGTGTCCCTTTGTTTTCTCGTATGGCTGCCAACCTGCATCCCATAGTCTTTCTATTCTCATCTTAGGTGATGCTGGATTAAACTCTATCCAATCGTAGCACACTAAGTCAGGTGGATGGATTGACCAGTCAACAGTTGTCTTAAAGTATTTCTCTCTAGCCTTTACCACACTTGCCATAGTAGTACCATCCTGTTTCTTTCGGTACTTAATCCTGTTCACTTCCTCTAGTTGTGGTGGGAAGTCACGTTGAAAGCTATCTGTTAGCTCTACCATACGCAACTCAACCTCATCTAGTAGGTGGTCAGCCTTATCTTTCTCGAAGTAAAACCCTGCAGCTGTCATCTCTTCGCATAAAATCTGTATGTCATGCTCACATTTGATAGAAACCTGTAGATCAGGATCAAAGATTGTAGGTTTAAACTTATTGTATAGTCTAACCGTAACCTCAACATCCTGGTGACAATAGGTAATCATCTCTTGGGTAAGCACCTCGAACTGATCGAACCCTATCTTGAACTCACCAAGTCTCTGACCCCATGCCTTCAGGCTATGCCCACCTTTGATGCTGTAGTCTATCATACGTGACATGATAAGAGTATCAATGATGTCCGATGGATTAATCAGTTCAGGTTGTACCAAACGATTGATAACTTTAACATCGAACCCTATACCATTGTGAAAGACAAACTTATCTGTTTCATTACATAACTTAATGAATGCCTCAGCCTGTTCTGGTATGGTACACACGTTAAGAAACTCGTACTTCTCTTTGGTGTCAACATCCTGAGCACAGATCACATGTATCTTAGTAGCATCCAATGCGTCTGTCTCTATGTCCATTGCAACTATCTTCATTCTTCACCTCGATCCATCCATGTCATCCATAAACTTAGTGCTAATTCGTAAGGCCATATGATAGCCTTGAGCTTCATAAGGTTAACCTTCCTTGGTGCTTCAAGTATTATATATATGGTGTTCATTAAGAAGTAATGATTGACAACACCTAAGAAATATATTCCTGCTGCTGTATACACTAAAGGGTCATATTGTAGTAGTTCTTCCATTAGTAATCCCCATATTTTTCTGATAGGGTAAAGCTATCAGTGTTAAATTTAAGTTGACCTGCATATCCTGTTGGACCTACTGGTCTATTCTTTGTGACTAACAACTTGGTTGTATTCCTTTCATCAACATCCTCTGACATCTTATCTCTTTGTAATTCTACAACGACAGATGCTCTTTGTTCTATCATACGACAGTACTTAACAGCACCATCATCATTTGTATGTCCGATTGTTACAATGCCTACGCCTAGTTCTGCTGCAAGCTTAGATAATCTGACAGATAGGTCAGCAAGGAACTGCTCTTTGCTTTCGTCACCACCCATGTTGGCTGCTATGTCCTGGATAGGTTCAAAGAATATGTACTGAACACCACAAGCCTGAGACAGGTAACGTATGTGCCCTAGTATGTCAAGTGGATCGTCCTCGTCATTTAAGAAGAACTGATAGAGCCTCTCATCCTTGGTTAACTTAACGATAGCATCCTGTACTCTCTGTTCAGCACCATCCTGAGCTATCAAATCCTTACGTGTAAGGTTCTGGTTCAATTCGTATGACACCAACCCAAGTAATGTCCTTAGCTTTGTTTCTTCCATGTGCCATACTGCAATATTAATATCAGGATTGTGTGTGAGTATATGAAACTCAAGGTATCTCATAAACTCTGTCTTACCTATACCAGTCTGTGCCTTGAACAGTGTGAAATGTCCCTGCATAAGCCCCATACACAGGTCATCAAACTCCTGTAAACCTGTTTCTACATACACATGGCTCGCACTGTTGTTGTACATCTTTAAGAACTGATCCGATGTATTGATTATGTTCTCAGGCGTATACTTCTTAGCATTAAACCATGCATTGTAGAATTCTTTACGTGCCCCTGCCTCAAGGAATTCATTAGCATCCTTGTACTTGTCATGCTGCATCCTATAAACTTTGTTAGGGTATAGGTTAGCTATGCGTTGGGCTACAGCATTACCCTGATCATCATGTTCTATCGACAGTATGATCTTATTGAATGACCCTAACCAATCTGCAACCTTGATCCATAGCTTATTACTTGGGGTAGCTGATGGTAGTGACACAAATGCTGATGAATATTTCTCTGAGTTACACATCTGGTAGGCTGACATAGCATCTAGCTCACCCTCTGTAACTGTTACGATCTTACCTGACCCTGCATTCCATAGGTTCATACCGAATAGCTCATCCGACTTCAGGTTGGTAGCTCTAAACTCTTTAGGGAAGAACCTAGTCTTGATACCGCCTGATGGGTATGGGTATTCTTGCTTAACCTCTTTGCC